TTATATTCTATTGGTCTCATAATTAGCCTCCTTAATACTAAAAGTTTCTTCTTTAGAATTACATTCATGAGTTTTAGGCAATTCTCCATCTACAATTTTTTCTAATTTATCCTCTTCCATAGTTCCTCCTACGTCCAATAACCTACTATAATTCCATCTTTAACTTGAAGTTTACTATATTTCCAACTTATACTACCATTCTCTCCCGCTGTAATAGACTGTACAAAGTCAATTGCTCCAGTAAAAGCTTTATAACCGCCAGCACTTATCCCTTCCAGTTTTACATTATGAATAGTATATTGATGTCCATATAAATCACATCCAAAATGTAGTCCATCTTCTGCATACATTCCATTTGCTCGAGAAAAACAAAGCATTGTAGTATACTCATCTGATAATTCATTTTCTTTTCTTGCAAACGACATATACTTTCCTGCTGCTTCTAAATCAAATGTCAGACCTTTCACATCAGGCTTTCCTTTTGCAGAATTTAGTCCAATTCCTCCCATGTAATTTCCAGAAGAATCATAGACATTAAGTTTTTGATTTTCTATAGTACACCTTTTTATTCCATTAGAATCATAATTTCTTATGTTTCCTATCATGTTTATATTTCCAGAAGAATCTACATAAAAAACAGTATTGCCTGCTTTATTTTTAATTGTTATTCTTCCATCTCCAAGCATCAAATTTCCTGTTGCTAAATCAAAATAAGATTTTCCATCCAGAGAACGTATTAAAATAGCAGATAAAACTCCTGTTAGAATTCTATCTGCTACAATCTGCCCATCTGATGTTAGAGCTGTATTCATTTGTCCATTAACTCCTGTTGAGCTGTGCCCTAATCCATTTTTAGTCCATACCCAGCAGTTCTGCATTGTATTTATATCTTCAGTATCTCCTACTATTATTGTATTTTTCTTGACAATAACATAACTATCCTTCATTCCTGATATAATACTTGCAGTTGCAAAGTCTTTTGCCTGCTCTAACATATTTTTATTTTCTTCGCTTAATTTATCTAACTTATTTTGTATATCAGACAATTTTAAAGCTTTTGGCTGAACATAGTTGGATAATGTAAGTGATTTAACTCTTTGAGCCAGTACATCATATTTTTTAACCATTACCCTTACATTAATATCTACATCAAGACGTGGAATATATACTCTTAATGTATCTCCAATTAATGCTCTTTCGCTTTTAACATAATCTTTATATTCTACTGTTTTTTCAAGCTGTTCATAATCAATATCATACGTAGCTTTAATTTTATCTACATCATTTTCAGAGAATTCTTTTGCTACAAGAGAATCAAGATATGCAGCTGCCTCTTCTTCAGTATTAAATATAATATCCTCTTCATCCTCATTGGTATTTTCATCTTTAACTTTTACATTAGAGTACTCAAATATTTGTGTATATACCCTTGAATAATTGTCTATTAATGGACTGGATACATAACTGCCTTTTATACCGTTATAGCCTTTTCCTCGCCCTCTTGTGCAGAGACTATCTATATTGGATGTTCCTTCAAAACCTTTAAGGTTTCTGCCTTCCATTATGCATACACCATTATCCTCTCCTACGTGATTTAATATAGAAACATTATATTGTCTTCTTAGGACTTCTCCACCCCAAATTTTTTGGAATGAATTATCAGAATCGTGTAAGGCCTGGTATAAGCTTTTTTCATTATAATAGGCTGTGCCCTTTTTGGTTATATCAGAAAAAACAGTAATATTCTTTTTGCCATATGCATTATCTAACATATGTTGCATTGCTCCAACTCCATTTACTTCAGTTGGTCTAACATCTTCAAGGTGTAATGCTAATGATTCTGAAATAGTTATTTGTCTTGCAGTTATATCAATATACCTTGTACCTTCATCAACCTTAGATATAGTAAATATTTCATCTCCATAATCCATTTTTACTTTTAAAATAGCCTCTTCACTCAAATAATTGTGAATTCCCTCATCATCTACTAAAAAAGTTGCATCTAATATATAATTTCCTGTTGATAAATCTTCTTCTGTATCTGCCTTAATGCAGATATTATCTAAAATAGCAACTCCATTAGTTTTAAGGACATAATCTGGTGAAGTATTTTTATCATAAATTGATATTTTTATTTGTTTCATTTTTTCTTCGCCTACCTATATAAATTTCTAAATTTCAAAGTTGCTTTAGTTATAGAACCATTGATTACTATGGTATTTTTACCTTGTTTAAATGTAGGAAAATCACCATACATTTTATTTAATATGCTGTTCCCATCTGCATCCAAACATAACATTAATTCAGAATTTAGAATCACTTTATTTTTTATGCCTTTAAAAGTAACTTCAATTGAATTATTTATCTCAATAGAAATGTCTCCAGAACCTGTAATTTCAATTATTGGTTCTATTGCAAAATCTCCTGAATTGTTTATTTCACTATTATTAATAATATCAATATTAGTTTCTTCTATATCTCTCATAAATGGGTCACATATGAAAGTCACTTTAAATGCTCCACATACTCTTAATTCTTTTTTTAAATCTCCTATAATAACCTTTTTTACAGTAAACTTTCTATCATCTCTGCCATATATAAGAGAATTATCTTCTATATTACTAAGCCATTCTTCTACCTGTTCAAAATCAGTATAATATTCTTCTGTTTTTGATATTAGCTTAAATTCTATATCTATTTTTCTGTTTTCATATGTTCCTTTATTAATATATAAAGGTCCATTTCTTCCTTCTATCTTTACTTCATCATATTCCTCATTGAGTCTTGGAATAGAAGGATATTTTGAAACTATTAAATTGAATTCTCTGCAATTATGTCCATTAAAAAATAATTCAAAATCCCTCATATATCCTCCTACCTTCCTAATTCATATTTTTCAAGTTCATCTTTGTAAGGAGCTAAAAATCTCATCAGCTCTTTACCATTTGGAGCTTGTACTATTATTGCTCTATTAGCAATCTTCTCTAACTTATCCCATAAAACATCTAACGGTACTACTGCCTCAGGGTTGCTTCCTTTTCCTTCATCAGCATCACCTACTCCAATTCCTCCTGAAAGTATTGTAGGCTCTGTGAATATACCACCATTTGCATACCATTCAACTCCTAATGTTGGTACACTTGGGGGATTTAGGCTGAACTCACCATCAATTTTGAAATGTGGGAGCTTTAAATCAGGAAGTTTCCAAGAAAAATTGAATAAATTTTTTATTCTATTTATTGAATCTGATACCACATCTTTAGCAGCATTTATTTTATCAGATATTGTATTTTTTATATTTTCAAAAATATTTGATACAGTATTAACTGCTTCCCCAAATACATTGAATTTTTCTTTTATATTATTTACAGCATTATTTACACTGTTTTTAGCAGAATCTATTTTCTGCTGAATACTGTCTTTTATAGCATTAAATTTATCCACTACTATGTTTTTAGCAGCATTTATTTTATCAGACATTGTATTTTTTATACTTTCAAGCTTTTCTGATACTATATTAAATACCAAGCTTAATTTTTCTTGGACACTGCTCTTTATAGCATTGAACTTATCTACTACTATATTTTTAACATTTTCTAATTTTTCATTAAAATAATTTTTTACTTCTTCTAACTTTCCTGAAACAATATTTACTGCTTCTCCAAGTTTTCCACCTGTAAGCTTATTAATTGCATCATACCCAATAGAATAGTATTGTTTTACTCCCTCCATTGTTGCAGATACAACACTCTTTACTCCACCACCATTTTCTTCATAGGCAGTTTTTATATTATTTAGTTTTTCTCTAACATAATCTTTAACAGTACTCATTGTCTCTGTTATTTTATCTTTTACTGCTGAAAATTTTTCTGAAACAATATCTTTTACAGGTCCTAATTTTTCACTAAAGAAGTTCTTTATTTCATCTAACTTTTCTGATACATAGTCTTTTATAGCAGTAAGTTTTTCTACAACAACATCCTTGCAATTTTCCCATATGAAAGTAAATGGCAATAATATTATTTGTAGTGCTGCATCTATAATTGAACCTATGGCCATAAGAGAAACTTGTATTACATTTTTAATTGTTTCAAATATCTCTGAAACTTTTTTCTTTGCAGCTTCAAACTTTTCTGAAAAAATATTTTTTATAGCTTCTATTTTTTCATTTACTATTGTTTTTGTAGTTTCTATTTTTTCAGAAATTGAATTTTTAATATTTTCAAATGCTTCTTTAAGACTTTCCCAAAGTTCTATTGCTTTTTCTTTTACTTTATCCCAATTCTTATATAACAATACACCAACTGCTATTATTGCTCCTATTGCTACTATAGCAATTCCAATTGGGGATGTTAGGAAAGCAATTGCAGAGCCTAAGGCACTTGTAGCAGTAGTCGCTATGCTCGCAACTGTTGTCCACGCTGTTGTTGCAATACTCAATGCTCCTTGTCCTATTGCTGCAATTTTGTCAGCTGCATATAAAGCCATTATTGCAACTGTTTCTGCTCCACTTGCAACAGCTGAAGCAATACTTGCTGCATTATAGGCTAAAACTAAAGCTGTTACAGTTCCTATTGCAACTCCTAAAAGGTCAAGTGCTGTTCTATGTTCATTAAAATATTGTATTACACCTTTTATTGTGTCATAAACTATATTGTATGTTCCTACAAAGGTATCTACAACACCGCCCATCACATCAAAAGCACCCTTAAATACTTCTTTTATTATACTTATATTATCTTCAAATGACCTTCTTAAATTTAATAAGAAAGGATATATTTTATCTTTAATTGTATCTACAACAACCGTTACTATATCCGCAATAGTATTAAATACGGTAGAGAATATTTCTCCTATCTTCTGTATTTTATCCTGATTTTCTTCCAATAATTCTTTCAGCATATTTATAAATGTTGAAAATATAGGGACTAAAACATTTGCAACTATTGCCACAAAGTATTGAAGGAATGTTCGCCATGCCTCATGCATTTTTTGAATTGCTGGAGTAATAGCTGTAAGAATTATCCTTCCTAATTCAGTTAAGATATCTATAACAAAACTTACCGCTGGTACTAATGCATCATAAACATATATCAGGCTATCAAAAGCTTTTATAATTCCCTGTATTATTCCCTCAGCAATTGGCTTCAGAACTTCTATAAGAGCATTAAAAACTGAACTAACACTTGATAATTTTCCTATGAGCATTGTTATAGTGTCATTACCAAGCTTTTCTATAACATCTCTAAAATATTCACACCATTCTATTACATAGCTGAAAAAACTATTTTTTGTTATACTGCTTAATGTGTTTTTTATTGTTTCAGATTGTCCCTTAAATGCAGTAACAAATATATTTACTGCTCCAGTAACTGTATTAAATACATTTAAAAACACTGACTCAACATAAGGCATTATGCTCATTACAGCATTTGAAAATTTCTTTAAATATTCCTGTCCTTCCACAGCAAACCAATTTGCAAATTTATTTAAAGTTGGGAGCACTAACTCACCCATTGGAATCAGTATATTAGACTCAACTTGTCTTTTTATACCTGCTATAGCTTCACTAAATGAATTGTATTGTATTGAATTCATTTTTTTTGCACTATCAATAGCCATATCAAATCCATCTGATACATCTAACAATGCAAGTGTTGCTTCTGTGCCCATATCTTCTGCCATAGTACCAAAAATAGATATTAAAGTTTGTTGCTTAACTAAAGGGTCCTCAATTTTTAAAATTGCATCATAAATACTATTAAATGCTTCCTTTGAAGCTGTTTCTCCTGTTGCAACCTTATTAGCAAGTTCATCAGCATCAAGTCCTATAGATTGTAAAGCTTCATTGGCACTTCCATCTGTTAATCTTATAGTTGCCTCTTTAAATGCATCTCCAATCTTATCTAAAGACCAAGCTCCACTCTCTGCTCCTGACTTTAGCATGTTAAACATATCTTCAGCACTATATCCAGCTTCTGCAAACTTAACTGAATATTCACTTAAGCTATCTATAAGTTCCCCAGAATAATCTAATCCTTGTTGTTCACCTTGCACCATAAGGTTGAATGCTTCTTCTGCAGATATACCAAATTGGTCCATCATTGCTTTTGCTGCCCTGGTACTTTCTTCTGTTTCATATCCAAATGCATCTCTAAAGCCTAAAGCATATTCAGTTATATTTTGTAGCTCATCACCTGTTAAATTTAGATTTTTTTTAACTAATGCAACATTTTCAGCGACTTCATTCATATCTTCACCAAAATTATCGCCATATACATTTCTAATGATATTACCTAATTCAGTCATATCTTCGTTTGTTGCACCAGTTTGAACTTGAAGTTTGTTTAATGCTTTCTGATAATCATCTGCTGCATTTACGGCTACTGTTCCAACTGCTATTGCAACAGAACCAGCAGCTGCTGCAATTCCAGCTCCCCATTTAGCAGCAGTTGCTATTCCATTTCCTAATCTGCTTATAAATCCTTTTGCTTTATTGTCAGTTTTAGAAATGGATTCATCAGCTTTATCTGTATCAACTAAAATAGAACCAAAGAGCTTAAAAATTTCCATTTCCTCACCTACCCATCATATTTTTTCATCATATTTTTTACATCATTAAAGATTTTTTTAGCAGATAACTTAGAATTAATATTAGTTGAATTAACTTTAGTAATTACTTTTTCCTTAAATTCCTCATATGTCATGCCTATTTTTTCATAATTAACTGCCCATCTAAAGAACAACTTATTATTTCCAATAGATTTAATAGCATAATTGATTAATTCAAGGCCTTCATTGTAATCCATACTTAATATCAATTCTGGCTTGTTATATCTTGAAAAAAGCAAGTCTTGAAATTCTATAATTTCAATTGACCCGCTTTTTTGAAAAAATCTATTAAGTTATTTTCCTTTGCTAACTGCTTAAATTTATTAATAACCTCTTCTATTTCTAAATTTTTAACCTCTTCCGGTTTCATCTCAAAAGGTCCAGCTAAAAATTCATATAATGCATTTTCCATTTTACTTTCTACACATTCTGTAAATATTGCATATATAACATCTATTCCTGTATCTTCAGTTAAAGTTTCTTTTTCTTCTTCACTTGAAATATCTTTCTTTTTTTCTTGTACCTTTGAATAGATATCTTTAATTTTTTCCTTGAGTTCTAATTTTTTAATTATTCTTCCTGCAACAAATATGTCTGCAAAATTTAACTTACGCATTTACTTTCCCTCCCTGCTCTGTAGTAGTTTTAACTGGATAATATATTGCAAATGGTGGCTCATCAAGGTTTGAAATATCATAATGACCCGCAAAATTAACTGCAAGTACTGCCTCACTCTTTTTCTGAGGTTTAAGGCTTAATCCATCCTGACTTAAAGCATTAAATATTTGAATTATTATAGGTTCCTTGCTTCCTGTCTGACATCCAATCCATGTAATGTTATCAATATAATCAGAATCCTGGATATCCTCCTTAGGCTTTATAATAGTATATTTAGTATTTGTGCTTGTATCTTTTGTTGCTGTTGATAAGGTCGTTACTAAGATATCCTCTGTTATTTCAAGCATATTAGCAGCCATTGTAACTTCATAATCATCTATAACAGCAAATCCTTTTGTCTTATTTTTAAGCCCATCTGCTTCAATGTATCGAATTTCTGGCTTTGCAGTAAATTCTCCACCCCCTTGTGTAGCTCCAAGAAGCTTGCCTGCTTCTGTTGCAGATTCTACAGTATCTTTTTCAACATCATAATTTTTGAAAAATACTCCTGCATCTAATACAAGATGCTCTTTAGTTTCCTCTGTAACCCCTGTATATGTCTTTTTTCTGAAAAATGCCATGTTTTTAACTCCTTCCATAATAATTTAAATCTATCAATAACCTTATTCTTTTTTTATCCTTATCTTCTTCAATAAGATTATTTCTTTTATTGATATAAAAATTAATTGTATGATATTCATTATTTAAAACTGTCCTGTTAAGCAATTCTTCAATATCATCTGCTAAATCTTCTATGACTGCTGTGGAATCCCCATTGTCATATATGTTTATTTCCAATTGATATACACTTTTTTCTTCTATATTTATTCTTTCTAAATCAAAAATAACATAAGGATATTGAGTATTTTTAGCTTTTTGAAAACTGACTCTTGGAGAAACTTCATGTAAAAGTTCTAATATGCTTTTCCTAAGCTCTTTATGCTTTCCCATACTACTCCCCTTCATATTCATCTTCAGAAATAATTCCAAGAGCCCTATTTTCATCCTCTATAGCACTCAAATACATGCCTTGAATCTTTCTGATTTCATTTATATTATCATTTGTTGTGTTCCTCAAAGCCCCTATTTTCCTTGTTTTTTCACTTCCAAGTTCCTGGTACATACCATAGAACCCTTTTGGCTTGAACCCAACTTGAAGGTCTCCTTGTTTTTTTCTTACCCAATATTGAGTATTCTTTGCAAGCCTTCCAGTTTTTCTTTTTATGAGCTTCCTGGTTCTATTGCAGATTAATTTTCCACAATCTTTTAATGCTGCTCTTACAAGCTCTTTTATTGTATATTTACATCTATCTACTTTAGATATATACTCTACACCATTTTTCTTAATTTTAATTGGACTGGGTACTGCCATTTGTATCACCTACACATGTTAATTCTATAGTTCCATCTTTCTTGTCATATGTTCTTAATATCCTATATTTTTTATCATTGAATATAAGTCTTTCTTCTCCTTTATATTCAAAATTTCTTATTGTTAATGATAATTCCGGCTTTAATCCAGCAACCTGTGCTTGATAAAATTCGGACTGTCGCACTGATGAAGCGTCAACATATACTTTTCTTTTAACAGTTTCCTGTACACAATCTCCAATTTCATTCACTTTATTGCCATTTATAGTTAATAAATAGCAAGGGTTTATATATCCCATAAAGCCCTCCTATCTGCATACCTGCATTGCCAGTATGTTAAAAGCAGGAGAAAACTTTGTTTCCCCTGCCTTGTTATTAAGTAAATCATTAACTCCTATTGCAATGCAGCCTTTTACTACATCATTTATTTCTTCATCATTTTCAGGAATATCAGCTCCACCTTTTTTTAAATACATTTTTACTGTATTTATTTTTAATGTTATGTTTTTATTAACCTCATAATCATCTGAAGTTATCCCTAATGATTCTTTAATATCCTCTAAGAGTTTTTCCACCTACTTCACCTCTTAAGCTGATGCCTCAGCCTTCTTCTTAATATAAACTAAACCACCAGCACCAACTAATTTTTTGTTACTGTCTTCTCCTATAGCCATTTGGCCATCTGCAATCATTAACGCTTTATGCTTCCATTTGTTTGTATCTTCATCAAACCATTTCTTATAGTACATTGCTAAGTTAGAATTTAAAAGATATTCTTCTAAATTTACTAATGCTCCAACTATATCTCCTTCTTTTGCTGCGTCCATTCCTGGTAATCTATCAGTTATAAATACTTCTCTGCCATTTAATACTTTTCTTCCTTTTTCATCGATTCTTCCAAGTCCAATTTTTTGTCCATTAGAATCCACCATAGAATTTACGTAAGTATCCCATGTTGTTTTATTCATTGCATATACAAGTGGGTCACCATCATGTGCTTCATCTATTGCTGCTTCTGGTTTTGCCCAGCCTTTTACAGTTCCCATTTCTGTTGGTGTCATTGTTACAACTTGTTTAGCTGGTAAATCATATGTAGTAAATCCTTTAGGTTGTCCACTACCAGTTCCAGATACTATTGCAGCTTCTAATGCTCTAATCATAGCTTTCTTTAAATTCTTTACTATTGTTGCTTCAAAAACTGGCAGACTAATTGTAGAAGTTAATAACCCTATTGCTATTTTTGCTTCTAAAACATGATATGAGAATGTTATTTTTGCTTTCATTGCTGCTTTTTGTTCATCTGATGTTGTTTCTTCAGACTCTAACCAGGTTGCTGTTGGATTAACTTCTGAAATTGGGATTTCAACTCCACCTTGGAATGAAGTTTGAGTAATTCTACTTAATATTTTACCTTCTACAGTTAAATCCTCAATTACTCTATTCATAATAGTTGTAGGAATAACTGCAGCTACATCTGCAACCATTGTTAATGAATCTGCTCTTTTTTCAGTGAACTCAGCAGGGATTGGAGTCCCATTAACTACATAATTTCTAAATGCTTTTCTATATTCTAATGATGCATATATATCAGATTCATCATCAGTTTCTAATTGTGATGTCTGATTTTTTCTATAAGTTGCTAATGGGTTGAATCCACCTTGTGGAACACCATCATTTAAGCTTCTTGTAGCTGGGTCTCCATCACCATCTTCCTCTCCACCTTCATTGTTAAGAGTTCTTATTTTTTTCTCTAAATTTCTTATATTTATATCTTCTTTTCTTATATCAAGTTCTATTTTGTCTAATTCTTGATTGGTTGCAGCTGCTTTAATACTTTCACATAAAGCCTTTCTTCTTTCTTTTGCTTCTTCTAATAATTTTTCTAAATCCATTATATTCACTCCTATTTTTTTATATCTCATTTCAAGCTTCCTTTTATTCAAGTCTAAGCTCTCCAGCTGTTTTAAATTATTCTCCAACAATTCAAAACTCCTTGCATAAACAGAAGTTGTATCATAAAACGGGGTATCCACCACGCTTACATCATATAGTTTATTTATATTTGTCACTTCTCTTAGTGTTTCTGACTCACCATAAGACCAACTATCTCCTTTCTCAGAAACAGTAAAAGCAAAAGACATCTTATCAATCAATCCTTCTTTAATTGACTTATAGATGTCTCTATTACTTTGAGTATCAATTAACTCTGCTCTTATTTTTAGTCCTACATCATCTTTTATTAGCTGTAAGCTGTTATTCCTTGTCCTTGCCATGATACACCAAGTATCATTATGATTATATCGCAAAGGAACATCTTTCATATCTGTACTATCCAATGCTCCTCTTCGGATAACTTCAGTAAATTTATAATTTCCATATTCATGAGTAGCAGGTTGGTCATAAGTAATTGCATATCCTTCAATAACCATTTTATTATCTTCATTGTCTACTGCTCTCATTTCAACTAATCTTTGTTCACTTTTAAATTTTTTATTCACTATTATCACCTTCTTTAGCTTTTTTAGTAGCTCCTGCTAATTGATATTGGTCTGCTATATCTCTATTAATATAGTTAAGAGACATATGTCTTATATCTCCACCTTCAAATGGAGGGTATCCAAATGCAGCTAAGACTTCATTATCAGTAATAGTTCCAAGCCTTGTAAGAATATCCACTGCATTAATTTTATTCGCAGTATTCATATACATTAAGCCTTGTTGATAGAATATTATTTCATTTCCAACATCAAGTTCTCTATCTGTAAATAATGTCTTAGTAAATGCTCTACCCAGGCTTATTATCATTGGCTCTAATTTTTTTTCATAGTATGCCTGGTAATCCTCTTCTGTAAAATCACCATTTAATATTTTTAAAGATACTCCAAAATTAGCTAAAATTCTTTTATCTATAAATTCCATAGTATCTTTATCTATAACTTTAGGGTCAATTTTGATTGGAATATAGTCCCCTTTAATATCCATTGGCACTATTCCACTTTCGGAATTTTTCATTTTAGTTTCAAATTCTGCTCTCTTTTTTTCTTGTTCTTCATCATCAAGCATAGTATTAACCTTCATTATTCCTTTAACTGATAAAGATGATTTTATACTCTTCTTAATCCCTTGCATTATAAAGTCATTAGTATCCAACAACTTTAATAATGCTGTATTATTAGGATTACCTGTTTCATCGCCACCTAAGAAATCATTAGCTCCAAAGTCTTTTCTCCAATGAATAATATCTTTATAAGGTAAAATAACATTATCCCCTTGTGAAAAAATAAATTTTATGAATAATGCTCCTGTTTCATCTTCAAGAAAATCTGCTTCTATTGGATTTAATGGCCATAAGCCTGTATATTGTCTTTTATATTTACCATTTTCCAAAGGGATTTTATCAAATGTTGGATAAATAAAAACATTTTTATTTATTTCTCTTAAATACACTATCTTTTCTAAAAAATCTGTAGTTGTCATTAATGGATTAGGTCCATATTTAAGCAGTTTATTTAAATTATCATTTGCTATTGTTTGAAGTCCTGTATTAGGGTCTACTCTTATATGCTTAGGATTTAATTTACTTATATCATTTTGGATACACCTTATAGCGTTTTGAACTATATCACTTGCATATATATCATTTCCAAATTGATTAAATATTGGTGTACAACCATTCATCATCTTAGCATATCCATAATTACTCGCCTTTTCTTTTAGTTTCCCAAGAAAATTAAATATACCCACCTCTTTATCACCTCCTTATATACTCACAGTATTCAGTTCTATGTCTATCTAATGTCTCATAACAGATTAACATTGTAACAGCTCCATCAATTTTTTTAGAATCATCTCCTTGTACTTTAACAGGCTTTCTTTTAGTACCTTCGGTATTCCACTTTACACATACATTTTGTAAGCAGAATTTATCTACAGGATTTTGTGCATAATTTAATTTATTATTTCTTAAATCTCCTTCCAAAACTCCCATAGCATTACTAAGCTGGTCTCCTTGACCTATTTTTTCTAATTCAAAACCATAGTCATCCATTTCCTTAGCAAAAGCTTTTGCCTGCCATTTATCATATCCAGTAAAGAGCACTCTTATTTTATATTTTTTATATAAAGATACAAACCATGCTACAACATCACTCTGTTCCACTTCACTACCTTCACATATATACATGTATCCTTCTTTAACCCATTTTATGAACTTCTCTTTATCCTCTCTATCAAGCTCTTCTAACTTGCTTGATGGAATAAAGTACATACTGAATGTAGTTTTATCTTTAGTTACTGGGTTAAAGAATAAAATTCTTGCATTAGTAAGGTCATTAGTTTCAGATAAATCAGCTCCACCAATTGCAAATTTACCTCTAAAGTCTTCTAAATCTGCCTTAAGGTTATTTTCTATTGTTTCTCTATCTAACCAAGCTGATGCATTATTCTGTTTAAAATTAAAATCCTTTGCTAAAACAAAAGCTTTAGTTGAACTATCTCTCTTTGATTCTTTAAGCATTTCTCTTAGAAAAGAATACTTCTTAAACTTTCCTATAGCTGGATTAGATTTTTGCCAGCTTTTTTCATCTTGCCATATTTCCTGTTCAGAATCTTGAGTATATAAAATTATTAACCACCTTTCATCCTCTACTTCCCCATAAAGAACTTTTCTTGCCTCTTCTAATCTTTTATCTAAATATCCATCATTTACAAACCCCTCTGTTGTTAATTCAAAAAATAATGGTTCATCTTGAGTTGATAATGCTTGACGAACTGGCATTACTAATGAATCATCTTCCATTTCATGAACCTCATCCACCATTCCTACTGAAATATTTTTTCCTTCTTTTGCTCCTGTCTTTTTAGATAACTTTTTAATACTTCCCTTATTTTGATATGAAAATTTTCCTCTTGATTTTTTCTTTTTAGGATTTCCAAAAAATATTCCTTTTTGGTTTCTATGTGTAACCCTTTCAAGAGTTCTACTTTCCTCTCTCATTGCATCAATTCCTTGATACATAATATCTGCCTGTTCGTATGAATTTGAACAGCAAAGTATGTTTCCTCCAATTGGACCACAAAACCACTCAGATAATGCTATTGCTGAAATAAATGGACTTTTTCCATTTTTTCTTCCAACTAAAAAAAGTACATTCTTATATTTTCGAACATACCTTTCAATTTCTTCATCATACATTTTAATAGAAAATGTGGCTTCTATTATCCATTTTTGAAACAATTCTAATATGAACTGCTTTCCTGCGTATGGAGCTTGATAATGCTTACATTCTTTTTCGATAAACATTATCCTTTTTTCAGATTCATCAATATCAATTTTTATTTTCTTTAAATTTTGATAAATAGGGTCTGTTAATTCCTTTTTTAGTTTTTCAAGCTGCATTAACAGCTCTTCTCCAACTATTATGTTACCTTTTTCTATTTCTCCAATATACTCAAGTATATAGCTATGTTTTAATGAACCATTACTCATAATCTGATAGTTCATCTTCATCATCCTCTATATTTCTACCTAACACATTTGATAGTTTAGCAATATAATTTAAATAATTAGCCCTGACTTTTACAATAAGTTTTGATACTGGGAGTTCTTTTTGCATACTTGAATTGTTTGGATTAACTTTTACTAATCCAGTTTCTTCAATGATTTTATGTAAATCATCAAGTTCCTTTTTTAGTCTTGCACATTCCCTTATTGCACCATCAATTAAATTTAACTGTTTTTCATCTATTCCAGAAAATAACTCTTTAATTCTTTGATATTCTTTCTCAATATCCAAAAATTTCACCACCTCTCTAAAACTTTTTAGGAAAAAGTCAAAATTTCAATGTGTGTTTTAATTGCCTTCTCCCTCCACCGGTCCCTTAGGGGATTAATATCAATTGACCCGGGGGGGGCTATCATGCTACTCTCTGTAGTCGTCGAACCACTTCTCAATGTATTCCTTCCATTCATCCTTATGTTCTGCTCTATAGTCACCACACATATCTAATCTCTTTATACATTCTTCCTTACTAACATCAAGGAAGATTGGTGTAGCTCCTAATGTTTCTATAAGCCTTTGCCTTTCTGCTTTCCTTTGATATCCTCCAACAATCCATGCTGTTCTGAATCCTCCATATCTGGTTTTAATATTATCTATAATAGAATTCCTAATAGCAAATACATTGTACCTAAGATTATCTGGTTTATTATATTTGGGCATAAATGAAACTGCTTTATATAACTCATCCATATCTACAACAATATCTCCTACTTCCATATGCTCTATCACATATGAAGTCTTACCTGACATTGGTGGTCCATATACAACATATACAGTTTTCTCTTTTCTTTTATGTCCTCCACCACAGAATCTACCATGATGTTTATTATGGCAATTATGACACCATACCAAAACATTCTCAGGATTAAGACTTATATTCACATCTTTATAATTATCTTCTGTAAGCTCTATGATATGATGAACTTGAATATGTTTAGATACAACTATCTGCTTACCACACTTTTCACAGATTACTCTTCCATCAATCATTCTATTTAGAATAATCTGCTCCCTGAAGGTTAACCATTCTGAAGAACCATAGAACTTCTTTAATACTCCTGTACTCATTTGTTTTCTCTCATATTCTCTAAGCCTGAATTATCATGATAAGTAATACCTTTTCTATTTTCTAAAAATGTATCAGTAAATCCAGTAACTACTTCTATGCCTGCTGGTATTATAACAACTTTTTCCCCAAACTTATCACTTAGCTTGCTTTCAAGATTTTCCAAATCTTCATCTGAAAAATAATGTGTATTCATCGCTTTCAATATCTTCATAATTACCACTCCTCATTTTTTACTTGTTGCTTTCTAAGTTCTAACAATTCTTTATCTATATCAGCTTTAGTAGGATTATCTTTCCACTTACCTTTCTTTCTATTTATTAACCAGAACTTTATAGCTTGAACATCTGCTGGTACTTCTTCCTCATATTCAACAGTTTCAAGATGTTCCTTCTGACACTTACGCCCAGCATCATCATAGTAAATATCTTTACATTTTACAACTGATGTTTTCTTAACCATATATCCAGTAGCTTTTTTATATAATGCATTTTCCACTTTAAAATCAGCCTGAGATTTGCCCCTTTTCAAGCTGTTTAAAATGTCTAAATTGGCTTTTTTGTAGTTCTCAAGGGTTGCTCTACTGATACCTAAATTAAAAGCTATTTGGCTTTCTGACAATCCCATAGATGCCCATGTTTCCACGTCTTTAAGCCTTTTTAGAACTTCATTTATTTTGCTTTTTGCCATCCCTAAAACCTCCTTTTTATTTTAGACAATTTAGTTTTTGACCCTCTTTTCTTACTCAATTTCCAGTTATTTTTTATACATTTTTAAGGTATTTTCCAACTTACAATGTATCAGAGTGAGGTATTTTTTATATTTTTTCACTACTTCTATATATCCTTAATTTTTATCCTTTAATACCTTTAGTTGAAAAAGTAAGGTTTTCTTAAATAAAAAATAAAGATATTTTCCAAATTTCAGCTAAATATATGTATCAATCACATCTGCTGATTCTTTTAAAATATCTTCGTCTATTCCTATATATGATTTTGTTATCTTTGGAGAAGTATGGCCAAATAGTTCTTGCACATAATTAATATCTTTATCATGTGTAATATACTGAATATAACCATAGGTTTTTCTTGGAGTATGTGTTCCAATGCTAACATTTTCTACTCCAACTTTGGATGCAGCTTCTTTAAAAATTTTTCCTAATCTTTCTCTTGAAATATGAGTTTTATATTTTCCTTTCCCTTTTCCTTTCTGAGAAGGATAAATATATTCTCCATCTTCTTTATCTTTTATATATTCCTTTAAAATTTCACTTAATCTTTCTCCAAGATAAGCAATCCTTTCAAAACTTTTTTTTCTTGTATTTTTTGTTTTATTTTCTAAAATAATTAAAGCTCCTCTATCAAGAGCTTTTCTTATATCTTCTACTGTTAATTCAACTAAATCTCCACCTCTATATCCAGTACCAAGTCCGATTAAAAATAAAATATATGCCTTATAATTATTATATTTTAAATAACTTTTTACATAGCTAATATATTTATAGACTTTAGATTTTATTTTTATTAAGAAAATTCTTTCTTGAAAAAGTTCTTTGAATATGTTTTTTTCATAAAAAGCAATCGCTGCCTGATTACTCTTACGTACATCAAGAAGCATTCTTTTCAGTTGCTTTTCATCTTTTATAGCAACAGATTTATTCCTTGCATATATTCTCATCAGTCTCTCACCTGCCTTAGAGCTCCATGTTCTCTTTTATATGCTGAATGATTCATACATTCTTTTATACTATCAAATTCCTTTACTTTTATTACTGATTTAGCTCCACAATGAGAACATGAAATATAATTTCCATATCTCAGAGTATCTTCCATCTCTCCAGTAATAAGAATTATTTCTTTTCCACATCTTTTACATTTCAAGCTTGTATAAAATTTCTCCATGTCCTCACATCCTTTTTTTATATTTAAAGCCAGCAGCTTAGTATTTACTAAATATTGTGTTTAAAGAAGGCTTGTCACCTCTCTTTATATTATTTTTTTGATAAACTGCTGACTTAAGGAGGCAAAATAAAAAGAACTGCCATAATAGCAATTCTTATTTTTTATTATTCAGTTAAATCTTTTTCCCTTGATAATCTTGTTGGAGTATCATAAGTAGTTACTGGAGCTACTGTTCTATCTATTACTATATCCCCACTCTGCTTCATCTTGTATATTGATTTATTTCTCTCAACAAAAGCTTTGTCAGATATGTCTTTTTTAGCTTCATAGTTAAGTGCTTTTAATGCCTCTCTTCTTGACTTATTGGCATAAAAATGCTTTTCTCTTAAGTCTTTGAAATTTCTCTTTATAAAAATTTTAACGGTATTTTCTTTACTGTTAAGTATTTCAGAAATCTCTTTAACTGTATATCCAGAAAGGTATAATTTCTTTAATTTTTCTTTATCCATAAGTCACCACCCTAAAAAAGAGTATAGTTCACCCCAACCCAAAAAAGGGGTACATTTTTTAAATTTTCATTTACTTATAGATATAACTTTACCATTTTTCTAAATTTCTGTATATGTTTTTTTACTCAATTTTCTATCTATTTTCTATCTATTTTTTATCACTTTTTTTGCACTTTTTTTGCATAAAAATAAGGCTTAATAACTAAGCCCTATGATAAACTTTTCTAATGCTCTTCTTTTCTTTCTATAGTAACATGCATTACTTATATTTAAATCATTCAATATCTTGTTTTTGGGAACATCATCTATAAAATATGACATCTTAATTATCTCCTTACTGGTCTCATCCAGCCTTTCCATAACAAATTCTATAAATTCTACTGACTTATCATTTTTATCTGAAAACTTATGATAAGGATAAGCTCTCAGCTTACTTTCTGCTATTCTTTTTAATTCTTTATACTTTTCCTTACTTACAATCATATTATGCTCCTCCAATTCCAAAGAAGGCGCTCCAATAAGAACACCTTCAAATTAATTACTTTAATATTGTTATCTCTTTTCCAAGCTTTATCATTGTTTTCTTATGATATATAAATTTTATTTTTATATATCCTTCTGCTTCAAGTCTTTTCAAACTTTTATTAACTATACTTTCACTTATTCCAGTACATGATGAAATTGTTTTATTAGTAAGTCTTTTATCGTCAATATATTTATTAAACAATTCTAAAAATCCTAATATGATTCTCTCATTACTGTTTAAATTTTTATCTTTAATGTATGAATTTGATATAAAAATACCTTTAAACATATTTAACTTACTCCTTATTGATTTATTTATTTTTCAAATCTAAATATATTCTTGAATATTTAGAACCTCTTGAATCTTGATAACTCTTACTTTTAGAAATTATGTCAAATTCTTTTTCTATTTTCTTTAAAGCTATATTTAATTCCTCTTTCCCCTTTTCATCATCAACATAACGAAGTCTTATTTTTATCATTTTTTTATTTCCTCCACCATTAATTGCTCATTTCATCACCATTTAAACCCTTTCCCACTTAATTTGATAAAAAAATTTTTTAGGGAATCCTAACCCTTTCATTAAATTAAAAATTATTTCTGTGGGAATTTTTTCTTTTCCATTTGCATATTGTGGATAAGGTAGTGAAACAGTATAGTTATCATAGTAATCTTCTAATTCTCCTATATCATTAAAATATTCTTCTGTTACTTCATCATAAATCTTTTCACCTTTATAATCTTTATAATTAATTAATTTTACATTTGGACTATTTAATCTTTTAGTTATTTTGGGCCTCATTTTTATTTCCCTCCTCCCTGTAATATAAAGGTACATAACCATTCATAACTCTTAGGAATGCCACTGGTTCTTCATCTTCTTTTACTTCTTGTTTTATTTTCTTACACCTGGTCTTGCTTAGCCATTTGTTTGCATATTCTGGATAATTTTTATACCCATAAGTAACCATTGGAAGTCCTGTTGCTCTGCAATCCTTAGCAAAATAGCACTTGTATTTATCGTTATAAACCATTTTGTCTAATATCTTACTCATATAAATCTGCCTCCATTAAAAATTTTAAATCACTATATAGTTCAATAGGTAATGCAATCATTTTATCGCATATTTTCTTTCTATACTTACACTCTGGACACTGATGATAAGTTGTTAATGTACATTTTTCCTTTGCTATTTCGATAAAGTCTAATACTTGTTGCATCTTATCAATTTTTTTATTTTTGTATCTCTTATGTTCTGCATCAGCTTCAAGAACCTCTTTTATTAGCTCTGCATTTTCTTTATCATTTAGGATGAAAAGTAACTTTTCATCCTCGTAAACTCCATAGTCGCAAACTACACTTCTAACTTCTATTTTCATACTGTACCTCCACTTAAAACGGCATTTCATTGATATTATAATCGAATTTAAAACTTCCACATTCATGCCTTATTATGACTTTATTACCTGCTTCATCCTTAAGACTAACACTATAACTATTTGGAAATTCTATTTCAAATTTTTCAGGATTAAAGTTTTCTGCTAAAAATTCTAAAATTTTAAGTTGTTCTACACTTTCTATCAATAATCCATACTTAAACATATACATTTTTATATCTCCTTAACTTTATTAATTAACATTTGGGAGCTAGAGCTCCCAAATGTTTTTTAGGTTGACTTACAAAAATCCTGAATTATGAAGTCCTGCAAGTATTCTTATAAGCCTTATTTATATTAAGCTAAAAAGCATTAATATCTATTTTTCTTTAATTTCTAATATTTTTAATGGTCCTTCACCCCTTATATATCTTTCACCTTCTCCAAAGATTCTTAATCTATGGGTTTCACCATCTTTAACAGAAACACTTCTTACGTTGCTCCTCTTAGACAATTCTTGTACAAGAACCTCTGTTTTTACATCTTTCAAGTCCATTTCATCATCCCCTTACATCCAGTGGAGCAAATCTTTGATACTTACCAACCCATGCAAGTTTAAGTGTCTTGACTTCTCCATTTCTGTTTTTATTTATTATTACTTCAGCAATGTTTTTATCCTCGGAATCGGCATTATAATATTCATCACGATATAGCATCATGATTATATCTGCATCCTGTTCTATTGCTCCTGATTCTCTTAAATCTGCAAGTATAGGTCTATGGTCTGCTCTCTGTTCTGGAGCACGTGAAAGTTGTGATAAAGCTATAACTGTAATATCCAACTTTTTTGCTAACTTTTTTAATTCCCTTGAAATTTTAGATATTTCTTGTTCTCTGCTATAAACATTTTTGTTACTTCCTTCTATCAGTTGAAGATAATCTATTATTATTACATCCAACCCATATTTAATTTTAAGGTTTGTACACTTTGCTTTTATATCAGAAAGAGTGAATGCTCCATCATCAATATATAGTTTTCTCTTTGATAACTCTGCTGTATTATTCGTGATTTTAGTAAACTCTTCTGGAGTTACCTTTCCTGTCTTTATTTTTTCATAATCTATCAAACACCTTGCTGCAATAAGTCTTTCTGTAAGAGCTTGTGTTCCCATTTCCAAACTAAAGACTGCAACGGATGCGTTCTTAGCTGCATATTGTGCAATATTTAAAGCAAAAGCTGTTTTTCCCATTGATGGTCTTGCAGCAATAACAATGAAGTCACCCTTATTTAGTCCACATATTACTTTATCAATGTTGTCAAATCCTGTTGTTTCTCCAAGGATTTGACCTCCATTCAGATAATTTTCTTCTATAGTTTCAAAGGCATTTTCAAGTGCTGTGCTTATTGATATTATGTCTCCAGTATCTTTGTCCTTGGCTATTTTATATAGTCCATCTTCAGCTTTGTTTATGCTATTGTTTATATCCATATCTTCTTTTTCATAAGCATCTAAAGCTAATTCTTTTGCTATATTTATCAACTTTCTTCTTGCAGCCTTGGATTTTATTATATTTATATATTCAGTTATGTTGTCAGTGTAAAAATTATTAGTTGCAATTTCTGTCACATAAGAAATAGTTCCACACTTTTCCACTAATTTTTTAGAATTAATATATTCTAATAGTGTTACTAAATCTATAGAAATCTCATTATCATACATTTCACAAATAACACCATATAATTTTTTATGTTTATCTATATAAAAATCATCAGTTCTTAATTTATTTTTTACTTTTTCTAAAGTATTTTTATTATTTATTATGCTACTTAACAGAGCTCTCTCTGCCTCAGGATTATTGGGTAAAGCTCTCATGCCCATATTACATATCCTCCTTGAGAATTACTTTATATTGTTTACTTTCTTTTTTATCAGCAGGGACTGTATTTTTAAATTCTTCCTTCAATGGAAATATACTTTGCCAGCAATTCAGTATACTTTGTTCCAGTAATGCTATTTTTTCATTATCATTTTTACCTAAAGAATCTAATTTTTTTAATATACTCTTCATTGCTCTATCAGTTAATGGTTTTTTAATAGCTTTCCTCATTTTCATAAAATCCTTTAAGGCTTCTATTAAATCATTATTTTCTGTATAAGCATTAACTAATTCATCCAGAGAAGAAGATTTTTCTTTTTTATCTTTTTCTTTTTTATATATGGATATAGTAGATGGATTTTTCGTTCCGGGATTTTTTCCGTTTGATTCGGAAATTTTTCCGTTTTGTTCGGATTTATTTCCGAAGGGTTCGGATTTATTTCCGAAGGGTTCGGATTTATTTCCGACCTCTTCTTGTGCTTCTTCAGCTTCAATTTTTGTGTCTGTAATAAGTTCTAAATACCTGTCTCCTAAGCAATAATAGCTCCAAACTCCACCCTCTTTTAAAGTCTTATGCTTCAAAACTCCTTTATTGGCTAAAGACTTTAATTTTCTGTAGATGGTATCCTTTTTAAAATTAAACATAGGATATTCCTCCATTACAGCTTCATATTTTACCCAGTAGTAAACCTCATTGTTAAAAATTCTCTTGCTTATTTTTTTATTACCAGCTGTAAAATCAACAAACCATCTTAAAAGGACCACTTCCTTGTCATCCAATCCTAAGTTTATTATTGCTTGCTGGCTAAAACCTAAAAAAGTATATTTCAATATTCCCACCTCCTATGGTAATCAGTCAGGAGCTTAAGCTCCTAACCTTTAATAATGTCATCAATGTATGTTTTAAAAATTATTTTTCTAATCAAGTCAGACTTGTTTGTATGCTGCCATTCACATATGCTATCTAATAACTCCTTCTGACTTGGTGTAACCCTAATTTGAATAATTTCACTTAATGTTTCCTCTTCAAGCTCATCAGCTTTCTTAGGAACAAATAAGCTTAAAAGTTTCTTAAGCATTTGCACCACTCCTCTACTCATGAAATAAATTTAAAACAGCTTATTTTATGGGGGTTTGTAATACGGAACCTCTTCTGCATTACAAACCTCTCCCCTACTAACTAAAGTATTTACTCCACTCATCATCCGTTTCTATGGAGTTGTTTGGAGTATCACTCCCATTTACTCCACTTCTATGGAGTGTTTTGGAGTTCTCTATCTTTTCATTACTCCACTTATTCTCCACTTCTATGGAGTTGTTTGGAGTATTACTCCCATTTACTCCACTTTTATGGAGTATATTAGTTTCTTTACCTATTGCTAATGAATACAATATACTTTTAATTACTTGTGTTGGTTGAAGGTATTCACTCTCAAGCATTTTTATAATTTGCCTGTCTTTTTCATTATCTTCACTAAGCTTAAAGCGTATCTCCATCTCCCCACACCTTCTTTACTACTTCATAGGCACCTAATACATTAGTAAATACTGCATTATCCATTATTTCAACATTAGGAATGGTATTTATCACGTCTCTCAATACAAGACTTCCGCCACCAGTGAAAGTGACTTTACTATTATTCAAAGTGACTTTAGTTTTTATTTTGTTAAGGACTTGATGCATGAAGCTCTTATAAATAGCTTCATCAACTTTTATTGTTCCTCTTTTTATTTGGTCTTCTATATCCTCAAGTTCATAACTTCCACCTGCTGCATTAGCTCTATTCATTATTTCTTCGTAAAGATTTATAACACCTAACTTTTCTGTTGCATTTTTAGTCAAGTGACCATCTTTATATAGAGCTATTTGTGTTGTCCTGCTTCCAATGTCTATTATTAGATTTAGTCCATCCTTATTTGGAAGCAATTCTGAACTAACTGCACATTCTGGCAATATGCAAACTTTTCTAAAAAATAAATATTTTTTTACCAATCCTTTCCAAGTTTACTGCAAGCC